ATTAACGGCGCAACCACACCCGGGGCCATCTGGGCTCCAGGTTCAGCCGTGGAAACTATCGCAGGGACCCTCACAACCTCTAACGAGATATCTAATAATTTCGGATCGTTTACGTTTCTTACTAATCTTAACTTAGATTTGTCTCAAGTTACCGAGGCCGCAACGTGGAACCAAACCCTAAATAATCTTTATCTTTATAGTATTGCGGTCACGGCGGCAAATGCCAGCACCTGGTCAGTCGCGTTAGCTGACATCGGAGGATGTTGTTTAACACTCAGCCCCACGTTGAGCCCGTTACAATATCCAGAAATGTGCCCGATGATGATAGAAGCGGCAACCGATTACGTAGCCCCTAACAGTGTCCAAAATTATATGTTTCAAACGTTCAGCGGATTAACTCCAAGTGTGACGGACGATTCAGACGCTAACGCTTACGACTTACTTGATATAAATTATTATGGACAAACACAATCGGCGGGCGTACAAATCGCTTTTTATCAGACTGGCGTAATGATGGGAACTTCCACAAGTCCATTAAGCATGACTACGTACGTCAACGAAATTTGGCTAAAAGACGCAGCGACTGCAGCAGTGATGACGCTCTTACTGGCCTCGACTCAAGTACCGGCTAACCTTCAAGGTCAGTCAATGATACTTGTAACGCTTCAAAGCGTAATCAATCAAGCTTTGAATAACGGTACTATAAGTGTTAACAAAACCCTCACAACGTCACAGCAGATGTACGTCACAAGCGTGACGAATGATCCGGATGCGTGGCATCAAGTCCAAGACATCGGCTACTGGGTCAATTGTGTGATCGTGGTTGTCGGTATTGAATATCAAGCGAAATACACGCTAGTTTATAGCAAAGATGACGTTATTAATTTTGTGTCCGGCACGCACGTTTTGATTTAAGGATAAAACGAAATGCAAAATATTTCAGGCTTTGGGCTGTCGATCAACATCGTAGCATCAAAAACTTTCCCAGTCGGTTTGTATATAGATCAATTCGCTGACGACACCGACCCAACGGACTTAACCAATTTACAAATCGCGGATAAGGCGATGGGGCTTAATGGCGATCTGATAATCTGGTCAAAACCCAACCCGATCATAATAAACGTTTCTGTTATCCCTGGGAGTTTTGCGGATATTAACCTTGCGATTTTATTAGAAGCAAATCGGGTCGGGCGTGGGAAAATTGGAGCGCGTGATGTTTTGATTATGAATGTAAACTATCCGGCCGGTAACTTCATCATCCTACAGAATGGCGCAATTACTGACGGCCCTGTCGCTAGTAGCGTTGCCAGTAGTGCAAGATTGAAATCAAAAACATATTCATTCTGTTTTGAAAATAGGATAGGTGGTTAATTTTGCTATACCCCATGGAAAAAGAGATCAGAGGTAAGAAGTTTACGCTTTACAAGTTTCCTGCCGTGGAAGGTCGTGAAATCGTCTCTAACTATACACACTCAGGGATGGCGGGCGGAGACTATAAGCTAAACGAAGCCATGATGCTTAAAATGATGTGTTATGTAGCGGTTAACCTAGACGGTGGGGCGTTACTGAAACTTACCACGCGCGAGCTCGTAAACAACCACGCGGGCGATTGGGAAGTACTGGCGGAAATCGAAAAGGAAATGATGAAATATAACTGCAGTTTTTTCAAACCCGGGCAAAGTTAAAGATCCCCCGCCTTTGCCCTGAGTCTGAAATAGACCCGTTACCTTTTCCGAATGTTGACGCGCTTATCGGTACGATCATCGCGCACAAGTACGCCACGCTTCATGAGCTACAAACGATTTACACGTGGGAAGACGCCGAAAATATGTATGAGATTATCGCCGTATCAAAATATAACGAAAATAAGGCGGTCTATGACGCCGGTAAAAAGGGGCGTAAATAATGGCCGTTTTTGAAACCTTTACCCTACTTTTTAAAGCCGACTCCACCCAGTTAAAAAAAGAAGTGGACGACGTTAAAAAGAAAACGGGCGAAACGGGCGAGACTTTTAAAGTCGTAGAAGAACAAACTAAGAAAACCGACACCGCTTTTTTAGGTTTAGCCAAGTCCTTGGCTGGCGTAGCGGCCGCTTATTTTAGCGTCGGATCTGTCATCGGCGGTTTTAGTACTGCAATATCAAACATAAGCGATTTAGCTCTATTATCAAAAGAACTAGGTCTAAGTCCTGAAGTACTAGACGCGTGGGGAAAAGCCCTTAAGAATTTCGGCGTACCGGCTGAAGAATTCGCGAGCACAATTAGAACTCTTAAAGTACTTTTTAATACTTCACCTGAAAGAGTAGTCGAACTTTTACCGGAAATTGGCGATACTATTAAACGACAGGGACCGATAGAAGGCCCCCGATATGCTCAAGAAGTATTAGGGATTCCCGCTGGCATTACGGCTTTTATTGGTCGCGGTAGTGACGTTTTTCTAAAAGACCTAGCAAGACAAAAAGAACTAGGTCTAGTGAGTGCCGAAGACGTAAAAGTCGCTCAAGCTTTTAATAAATCAATGGGTGAGTTTTCGGATTCGTTAGATTCACTATTTAGGGCAATTTCTCCCGAAGTTCTTCCCGCGCTAACTGGATTTATAAACTCATTAACGGAATTAATAACGGCGTTCAATAATTGGAAAAGAAGCGATGATGATATATTAGATCTTGACCCTGAGGGGCATCTGGATACCATACAAGAACTATTTAAAAAAGAAGATTATCCAGGAAAAATTAAAAATTTATTTGGGGATAAACTTTTTGAATATTTAACTACCCCCTATGTAGAACAAATCCCTACGTCGATTGCTCCGATGAGTAATTCTCAATCGCGCAGTTTCCACGTTAACACGATCAACGTAAACTCTAACGCTAGCAACCCTAAAGATGTCGCCGACGAAATGATCCTATCTTTAAGCGAACAATTAAAACAAAGTAACGCGAATTTCGATTCGCCGGTGGTGGTTTAATGTCGATTATTAGTACGCTTTTACCGTCTTTCGCAACTGACACCGTCGCGGTATTCACTCAAGATTACGAACAACTTTTTAGAGACGCGAAAGGGATCCGGGCGGTAATTAAAGAACAAGCAAAAGTCATGGAACATCCGATCGAGACGGGGGCGATTATAACTGATCACCGTGTGATTCTCCCTGTGGAAATAGAACTATCACTTATCCTTTTGCCCGTATCCTATCAGGATACCTATAAGGCTATCCGTTCCTATTATTTAAACGGTACTCTATTGGTAATTCAAACGCGTACGGGTGTTTATGAAAATCAACTAATATCAGGTATGCCACACGAAGAAACCCCGGAACAATATGACGCGATATCATTGACGCTCAGTTTAAGACAAGCCCTATTTGTTGCCCCCGTGGGTAATGTTACTCCTGCAGATCCGTCAGACAGTACCACGGTAGATAAAGGCCAGCAGGGATTCATAAGCGCGAATACAAAACAAACCCTATTAGCCGTGGCTTCTTTTGGTTCGGCTGGCCTAACGTCATATAAAAACATAGTAGGCTTTTGATGCTTAATATACCGCTATCAGTTCTCCCAAATCAATCACTCTCAATATATTTAAATAATGCGCAATACGATTTAAGGTTTCATGATTGCGGAAATGGCGTAATGTCGATCGACATTGATATCAATAATACCCCGCTATTGACTGGCACGCGATTGGTCCCGAACTATCCGATTATTGTCAGTCAGTACATGGAAAATGGCAACTTTATATTACAAACCGCAAATTATGAATATCCAGACTGGAATCGGTTCGGCGTGGATCAATATTTAATATTTGCATCACAAGCAGAAATCGAGGCGATTAATGGCAACACCGTCTAGTGAGATAGCGGCTCCCCCCGCCGTTCAAACATCATTAGATGAGCGTTTAGTAACGCTCAGTATAGAAGTCAACGGGAAAATAAAAACCTATCAAGACTTATATATTGCGGCGTCAGGTGTTAAGTACGCGAACCCGTTACAAAATGAAGCGGAAATAGTAATTTACAATCTTGATAAAGCAACACAAGACTATATTCTAACTGAGACATCTTTATATAATGCGAACTTTTCGCCTAAGGCCATTATTTTAAAAGCCGGTCGGAAGTCGTATGGTACATCGGTCATCTACCGTGGAAATATTGTGTATTCTTCAGTTTCCCAGCCGCCCGATGTAGGCGTGACGTTGAAATGTTTAACAGGGAACTTTTTAAAAGCGGGTATTATCGCACGTAATCAACCGGGACTCGCCACGGTCGAACAGATATCAAGGGCGATCGCACAAGATACCGGCCTTCGATTAGAATTTCTAGCACTCGACAAAGAAGTGAGTAACTACGCATATGCGGGCGACGCCTTAGGGCAAGTTGTAGCTTTAGCCGCGCTTGGACAAATAAATGCTTTTGTTGATGATGATACTCTTGTCGTCAAGAACGTTAACGGGTTTCGTAACGGCCCTGTTCGTCAGCTTTCTGCAGCTACAGGCATGATCGGGATACCCCAATTCACAGAAAGGGGTGTGCGTGTCAAATTCTTCATCGATAACAAAACCGTTTTGGGTGGTGCGCTTCAAGTGCAAAGTGATATTTACCCCGCGGCAAATGGGATCTATGTTATCTATCAGCTCGCTTTTCAGGTCACAAATCGGCAGGTGCCTTTTTATTACATAGCCGATTGCGCCCGAATTGGTACCACAAACGGGGAGGCGACTAATGCCTGACGGTTATAATAATCCATCGTTAGACCCATCCGATAATAATAGTCTAGCAGGATCTATTCGTTTTGCTTTTAGCAAGATGATGCAGAAAACTGACGGCATGTTACCCGCGCGGGTTATTGCATATGACCGCGTGGAAAACCGCGTACAAGTTCAGCTTTTAATCTCTTTGATCACAACTAGCGGGGCATCAGTTCCACGCCAGCAAATCGCAAGCGTACCCGTGTTTTTACCGGGAGGCGGGGGGCTATTTTTAAGTTTCCCAATTAATACGGGCGATCTAGGGTGGGTGATTGCAAATGATAGGGATATCAGCAACTTTTTATCGACGTATACGACGTCTATACCAAACACGAATAGGGTTAAGCAGTTTTCTGATAGTGTTTTTTTTCCTGATATCATGTTCGGGTATACACTTGCCCCTGGCGCGGATGGAGCTGTGGTATTACAAAATCTTGCTGGCACTGTATCAATTGTGGTATCTAATACTGACGTCACTATAAACTCAGCCACGAATGTGACGATCAATTCCACGGCGGATGTGGTAGTAAACGCCACCACGATGACAATAAACGCGTCCCACAATTTGAACGTAAACGCCGCAGCGAATATGCTTTTTACTGTGGGTAGTGGGACGGGAACCCTAGGCGTAGTCGGCAACATAAAGGCATCAGGGACAATCACACCGGGTGCGACTATACCGCCCCCGCTGCCATAGGTGACTAAATGACTATATTAACTTTTTCTGTAAATAGCGCAAATGATTTATATATTGACGCGGTGGGTAATCTCGCTTTTGCGTATGACCTAAACGCGATAACGCAACAATGCCAACAAGCGGCAAAAACGCTATTGGGAGAAATGATATATAATGTTAATCAAGGGATCCCCTACTTTCAAACGCTGTGGCTTGGTGTTCCCAACGTTCCACAATACACGGCGGCCTTGAGAAGGGCATTTCTTGCGGTGGGAGGGGTTCTAGAAGTGGTATCCCTCATCACTTCTCAAAGTGATAACAGTTTTTATTATACCGCTGTGATCAGAACAATTTATGGAAGCGGTGCATTTGTCGACACGATAACCCCCTGAGGAAGCAAAATGGCTGACGTATATGACTACATTTTAACCACGGGTGTTATAGTTTCTGACACCGAAGCAATTAACACCGACGTCGAGAATGAATATCTCCAGGCGTTTGGTAATGATTTAGTCACCACCCCGAACACACCGCAAGGCGTTTTAATAACCGCCGAAACCGCGGCACGTGTAGCGGTGGCAGATAATAACGCGGCTCTCGCTAATCAGATCAATCCTAACGTCGCGGGGGGAGTATTCCTTGATGCGATTATGGCGCTAACTGGATCAGCAAGAACTCCCGCCACGCCGTCAAGCGTGACGGTAACTATCATGGGCGTGGAGGGTACGATCATCCCGCAAGGGTCTCAGGCGTCTGTTGAAACAACCGAGGCCGTTTTCCAGACTACGGAATCCGTAACGATCCCAACTGGTGGCACCGTTTCGGTATTAATGACATCCGTGGAGGATGGCCCAGTTCCTGCAGCTATAGCAACATTGACGCAGATATTAAGTAACGTTCCCGGGTGGGAATCGGTAACAAACCCGGCGGCCGCGACGCAGGGAACCGCAACACAAAGCGACGAGCAGGCCCGATTTTTACGTCGTCAGACTTTAGCGGCGCAGGGTGCGTCCACGGCTCAGGCGATTATAAGCGCGTTATATTTAGTGCCTGGAGTGACGAGTTTATCGTTTCTCGAAAATATCGCAGCGACGACACAGACGGTCGAGGGGGTCGTCATGGTAGGACATTCAATATATGCCTGTGTCGCGGGCGGTAGTCCCTTGGCTGTCGCTACGGCCATGCAAAGCAAGAAAAGCGCAGGCGCAGCGTATAACAATGGCGCATCGGGTGCGTACGGCGGTCTTAACATTTCCCAAGATGTCGTTGTACCCTATAGCGGTCAAACCATTACGGTATTATTCGACACGCCTGATATTATAGAAATCGGGGTTTCTGTGTCTGTGGTGATAAATCAGCCCGTACAAGACCCGACGACAACCGTACAACAAGCGATTTTAAATTACGCCAATGGATTATTGAGCGGTTTGGATGGCCTGATCGTCGGTTCGAACGTCAGCCCGTGGGAACTTGCGGGGGCTATTACGTCACAGTATCCAGGTATTTACGTTCAAAGTTTGCAGATTAAAAGCCCCACGCTTTCAATAGCGTTACAATATACCGAAATTGCGATCGCCCCCTGGCAAATGGCCGAAATCCAACAAACCGCAATTATCGTGACGGTGTTATAGATGGCGACTATCCAACAATTTGACTATAGCGTTAATTTACTTAGGGCGATTTTGTGGCAATACAATGAAGCCCCTAACCTCTTAAGTTTAATAACGCAAAAACAGGAATGGTATACTCAATATCAGAGTGATTTTTGGGGCTCGTGGTATACCGATGTTTTTGATTTACAGACGGCTAATCTTTTCGGTTTAGCCGTTTGGTCAATTATATTAAACGTTCCTCTTTACGTACCGTACGAACCCGAACCGGGCGACAAACCTTTGTGGGGTTTTAACGCGTATGATCCGAGTTTCCCCACTTTAGAAAATACCTATTTTAACTTCGGACATGGTAACTTTTCCACGCGCGGGGATGTGATATCACTGACCGAAGAAGAACAGCGCTTTTTACTTCGGTTAAAATATTATCAATTAACCACGCGCGGCGAAGTGTGGGACATAAACAACTTTTTAAATTATCTTGTAGGTTCGTCAAATATCGGTTTTACCGGTACTATTTACGCACTTGATGATCTTGATATGACGATGCGATATGTTATTACTAATAATACTTTCCCTCTTGATTTATTGGATCTACTGGTCAGATTAGACATACTTCCACGCCCTGCAGCGGTGGGGATTGAAGACGTGATCATAAGTCAGGGTGTGACATGGGGTTTTAACGCCTACAATCCAAGCTTCCCGACACTTGAAAATACTTATGTTAATTTTGGATTTGGTAATTTTTACGACGGTACTTTTTTAGATTTTTAAGGAGCATATGATGCCTACACCGATTGGATATTTCGTTTTACCTTTTGCTAATTCCGGTGATACTTCGCCCATCCCTCTTACTGTCCAGATCAGCGGCTCTGTAAGTTACCCGGATGGGTACGGTGACGATTATGAAAAAAACATAACCACTGATCCGGCAGCCATCCCCGTGGGTCGTACTACGATGAATCAACTTTTTTATGATTTGACGTCACAACTGCAGCAATATTCACAATATGGCACACCCCCATTTATTACAACTTTGCAGAATCAGGGTACTCCGTTCGCATATCCGATCTACGCGCGTACTTATTACTCTGGCGTGGTATATGAAAATCAAGTCGCGGGGAATATTGTCACCCCCGGCGTGGATAATTCATGGCTTGCGATTAGTGG